ACCAGTGGTTCCCTGAAGGGCAACAACTGCAACATACCTTCCTGGACCTGTTGATGGTCGACCACTAACAAGATTTCCATTTGAATCTATATAAACCTTTGTTCCAGAAGTACCAAGAGAAGATGTATTCATCTGTAAAACTCCAGAAACAACAATTATTCCATCTGCATTGTTTGCAATGGTTGACTGTACTAGTCCAAGTATTGGTACATCGGGATTATGATCAATACTTGATGGATTATATTTTGCTACCGTTGGAGTTCCAGATACGCTTCCATTAATAAACACGGGAGTGCCAACAGGTAATGAAACTCCTGATATATTTCTAACTGATGAAGATACTCCAGTCATTCCAAGTGGCGGTAATATATTATTTAAAGCATCTACTAAAACCTTAAAATCTCCGTGTACATTAACTGGATCAGACGCAAGCGGATACTTCATAGTAGGATAATTAGACGATGAGTTAGGCATAATCTTTATTATACCACCCTCTAAAGTTGACTTTTGACAAATTTTTGTGTTATACTTGGTATAGACACCTACCAGGGTGTTATTGTTTTCTAAGGAGGAAACTATGATTAAATTTATCGAAAGAAACAAAGAGATCATTAGCACACTCAGTATCGTAGCACTAGTAACGGTTTTGTCAAACTCTGCTAATGCTATTTCAGATCTTGATACTAAAAACAACTTGAGCATAGAACAGGCTCAGACATCGGAAACCGCCTCGAAAGAGGTTTTTTTGGTTTCTAAAGCAAAAAAACTAGAGAGTTTTGAGAACAAGGTTTCTCTGACTGATTTAGAACTAAAGGAACTGCTTTCGCTAGTAGGCTTCAAGGGTAAAGACCTTGTTGTTGCTTGGGCAGTAGCCAAAAAGGAATCTAATGGGAGACCACTGGCTTTTAATGGCAACCACAAGACTGGTGACTCATCTTATGGTATGTTCCAAATTAATATGATTGATACTCTTGGTCCAGATCGTAGGACTAAGTTTGATCTTGACTCTAACGCTGAACTATTCAATCCCGTCAAGAATGCAGAGATTGTATACTACATGACAAAGGGTGGAGACGACTGGTCTTCTTGGAAGGGCATTACCCCTAAGACCAGAATGTGGATGAATAAATTTCCTAAGTAGTTAAATACTAAAAAAGGCCATCTGTAATAGGGTGGCCTTTTTAGTTTTTGTAGACAGGTTTTAAATAATCTTTTGATTCAAAATCAAGGTTCATTTCTTTTTGTAGAGCCCTATACTCTTCAACATAATCTTGTAATCCGTAAACCCCTAGGTCTTCTAAATGAAATAGACTGTTAAGTCTAAGTCTTGCAGATTTATCTCTTAAATGCCAAATTGTGTTGTCTTCCCAATGAAACCCTCCTCTTTTACCATTATCTCTGTCATAGTTTGTATAAATAGCATTAATTGCTGGGGCGACAAGGTTTACACCCTGTACCGAAAGACGAACTCCAAGACTTATTTCTTCTCCAAGAAAATACATGTATGGGTCATACGGAGCCTTCATAAATGCTTTTACTGATCCAAAAGCAAAGTTTGCTGCAAAGCCATAAACCTTATCTCCGTACTCTAAGTCTTCAAGATCTCTCCATCTTAAAAGATAAACGTATTCTGTTTCATCCCAAACTGCATCAACCTTATGAAGAGATTCATTCTCTTCATTTATTACATCTTTTCCAATACCATTTTCATCCCACTCTTTTGTAAATCCATGGGGGTATTTTGTAAAAATATAATCTTCTCCCCATTTTACAGAACACTTACTATATTCTTTTATTAACATTTCATCCCAGTCTTGCTTGGCTCTTGAATGAGAGTCTGTGTGCAAAAAGTATTTATATTTATCAGATAGTAATGAATTTGCAAGATGTCTTCCAGAGCATGCTCCATCTGCCAATCTATAGTCAATTTGCTGATAAGAAATTTGTTCAGAAGGAAGAAAAGAAAAATCAAAATCTATTTCTTCTCCTTCGTGTGAAACTAAAGAAAAAAATAGCCTGTCTTTGTGTTTTGCTTTTTCATAAAAACTTCTAACTGTATTAATTAAGTCTGGATCTCTATATCCAGCAAGGCTTACAAAAATCTTATCCATAGGATTACTATTCATTTCTACTTAATCCAACTTACAACTGCATACCTAGTTCCAGATATAACTTGATCTACCGAATGATTATAGACATATGTTGATGGAAAAAATAGCATCTCGTTTGCTTTTGGCTTATACTTTATGTTAAATCTTGGAAATAATATCTCTCCGCCTTCGTAGTCATCATTAGCATAATAGACAGTAGATATTCTTCTATGATGCTTTAGACTGTCGTCAATATGATTTGTAAATTTTTGACCAACGCCATATTTTAGTATTTGATAGTTATCATGGTCAGAAAAATTAATACCAAAACTAGAAGAATAATCTTTTTCTATTGGATCAAACGAACTAAAAAATAAATCTCTAACAGATTTATTAAAATATCCTAAAAGATTAGTTGGTTCTTCTTGTGACTCATGTGGTACTGAAAAAGACTGAGTATCTCTAACAGATGTGTCTTTTTTTCTTTCTGATCCAACATTTATATATGACTCACCCCAAGATACTACTCCACTTTGTACGGTATCTTCTACGTCTTTTATAAATGTTTCATATCCATTAAGTGCGTCACTATATACAATTATTCCTGGTGCTAGTTCTTGTTTCTTCATATGATTACCATTTTCCAATTGGACATGTTGCTTTTTCAAGTTTTGTTTTTATTTTCATAAAACAGCCACATTTTTTGCATTGTGAGGTAAATTTTATAAGTTCTGGGCAGGACTTGCAAATATCAAATCTTGCGTTTCCTTTTTCTTCACTAGTCCATTCTGCATTTGGATTAACCAAATCCATTGGACTCACCTCAGAATTTTTGTTATTTTCTATTATTTCTTTTATTTTATCTATTCTACTTGACATACTATAATTCTACCATACCGATTATTTTTAAATAAAAATACAATAACTTTGTATTAAGTTAGCCGACTTGTTCTCAAGCAATGTCATGACCGCCTCCGCCTCCTCCGCCTGGTGATGGAGTTGGGTCTGGAGTTGGATCTGGAGTTGGATCTGGAGTTGGGTCTGGAGTTGGGTCTGGAGTTGGGTCTGGAGTTGGGTCTGGAGTTGGGTCTGGATTTGGTGCAGGTGCAGGTCCTGGATCTGGAGTGAATCCTGCAGGATAACAATTAGGCCAAGTTCCTATTTCACCATAGTCAGCACATGTTGGGTTGCCTGTTGGTGTTGGAGTAGGTGTTGGTGTAGGTGTTGGGGTTGGGTTTGGTGTAGGGGTTGGTGTAGGGGTTGGTGTTGGAGTTGGTGTTGGAGTTGGTGTTGGTGTTGGGTCTGGGCATGTACATAATCCATTACATCCAATTGTTCCATCACATCCATCAGGTCCTGAGCATGAGTTTCCTTGGTTTGGACTACATGGTGCTGGTGTTGGCGTAGGAGTAGGCGTAGGTGTTGGAGTAGGTGTTGGAGTTGGAGTTGGAGTAGGTGTTGGAGTTGGAGTTGGAGTTGGAGTTGGGTCTGGTGTACAAGACTCTGACACTTCTTCAATGTAAGGTATGCAACAGCCTTGTGGTGGAACTCCTACATTTTCATAATTATTTCTTGATCTAGTTCTAGTTCCTCCAGAACAAGCACTCCAAGCACTCCATGATCCTGCTGCAGGGCATGCTGGACATCCATCACTAGGTGTTGGGGTTGGTGTAGGAGTTGGTGTAGGAGTTGGGGTAGGTGTAGGGGTAGGTGTAGGTGTAGGGGTAGGGGTAGGTGTTGGTGTTGGTATACAAGGTGTTCCTGCTCCTCCAGAGCCACCGCAACCACTAACATTTACTGCAAGACAATTACCGAACCCAGTAAGGGTTGGTTGTGTACAAATTTCATAAGAACCATCGCTACATGTTTTTCTAGTTCCAGTATAAATACCTACATAACTGTCTTCACCATTACAGGTTGGAGCAGTTGTTGTATAAGACTCACAAGGTCCACAAGTAACTGGTCCTGGGGTAGGTGTAGGAGTTGGGGTAGGAGTAGGGGTAGGAGTTGGGGTAGGAGTAGGAGTAGGGGTAGGAGTAGGGGTAGGTGTAGGGGTAGGAGTAGGAGTTGGTGTAGGTGTTGGTGTAGGAGTTGGGGTAGGAGTAGGAGTAGGAGTAGGAGTAGGAGTAGGAGCAGGTGGATCAGCAAATACTGCTGTTATTGTTAAGTTACCATTACACGTAATTGTTTGTCCTGTAGAGAAGTTTGGATGTTGAGTTGGTAATGAACATCCAGCATCTGATTGAACATAATATCCAAAGAATCCACCC